TCGTCAGCTTCCGCCAGCGCCTTATCCATGCCGCCGATGAAGTCTTTGGCGGCTTCTTCAATCTCGTCGGCAGAAAGAGTGACATAGGGTGTCTTTCCCTCCGTAACAGCCTCCATGTAGGCTCGCTGTTTCGGGTCTTTGATGTAATCTGTCAAATGCTCCATAATTCACTTTGTTTTTTAATACCCCCACCCCGGAGGGTGGAGGTGTCGTTTCTTACCTTAAGAGTTCTTTAATCGCATCTATGCGTTTCTGAAATTCGTTCATCCTGTCGAGCATCTGGTCTGTCAGATGGTTCCGACGTTCTTCAGAGAGTGTGGTGTCTGCTTGAAAGGCTTCGATTACCCTCTTGCAGTTCTCTATGCATCTGCGATAGAATTCAAGTCCTTCTTCAAGTTCCATTCTACTTGGTTTTAGGGGTTCAACATGTTAATGATCTCTTTTGACATTGCAAAGATAATAAACTTTTGTTTAATAACAAACGAAAAGGCAATAATTATACATTTGTTTAATAACTTTTAACTAATCAATTGAAGAAGAAACACAAGTCCCAGCTGCACAAGTGCGGTGACTGCGCCAACGTTAAGGAGGTGTGGTGGCCGCACCAGCTTCTCTCCCTTGAAGGCAAGCCGACCCTCGGTACCTGTCCCTACTGGAAGGAGAGCCGCTGCGTGTTACTTAGCTGGAGAAGCAGTTGCAAACACTTTAAACGGAAATTATGTACAGAATAACAAGAACACTTTTTCACTGCAAGAACGGTGATAAGGAACATTCGGCCGAGGTTGTTGACGTGGCCGATCTCGAGGAATACAGGGCAAGCATCATGCAGCCGAGGCATGAGAGAATAAACTTTGTATATCAGGTAATCCCTGATGAGAAATAAAAAAAGCGAGACAGACTGTTCCATCCCGCCTTTGTAGCCGCACTGCAAAGTTAACTAAAAATTCGCGTATGGAGCAGCAAAAAGCAATATTTAACATCTCCGAGACCATCCGGAACATCAGGAAGGCGCGGCAAGAGCTGGAAAGGGCCATCGTATGTTACCGAAGTCACAGCAGGCCCATCCTGACAGACCTTTCGATGATACCCGTCATCTATGACTGGTTCTGCGAGCTTTCTGTTGAGAGTGCCACAGAGACTGTCAGGCAGGTTTATGGTTTCTTTTTAGAGACGGTGAGCGGAGGGGCGATGTCGGTTGAGCGTCGCCGTCAGTTCATATTTGTCATCTTGTACCTCTATGCTCCCAACCGGCTGTTCTCCGGGAAGATGCCAAAAGGCCTCCGCCGGGCCATAGCAAGGACATTGGGCGTGCAGAGCGACACTGTGGTGTCGGATAATGCCAACGATGTGCTGAAAAGATACGAGATATATAAGTCGTGGGCAAAGGACGTGGAGGACATTCTGTGTGTTATCCTTGCCCGTTTGCAGGGATTTTGCGACAATGACCGAAATGTCGTAAAACAAGGTTTTGAGAATGACTGAGAGGGAGAGAGAATAGCTTAATTTTGTGGAAAAAAGAAGGACTATGAACGACGAGAATCTGATTCCGTTCAACAAGCGAACGGAGAAGGAACAGAGAGCAATCGCCAAGAGGGGAGGTGAGGCCTCCGGTAAGGCGAGACGGGAGAAGCGTACGTTCGGTCAGTTGGTTGAGATTGCGCTCAGCAAAATGGGTCTGGACGAGACAACGGGTGACGAAATGAGTCTGAAGGCCATAGCCGCAGCGCGGATGGCCGATAAATGTTCTAAGGGCGACCTGAAGGCCATCGAACTGGCCGCCGAACTGCTGGGCGAGCGTGTAGTGAAAGCCGACATCACCCAGAGAAACGCGGGCAGCTTTGACCTTGACAGTCTGAGCGACGAGCAGCGGAGGGTTCTGCTCTCCATCGGCACGGATTTAGTGAACAAAAAAGAATGATAGACTATTCGGAGCTGGCTATTGCAGTAGTGGCAGACGAGTGCAGGAAGAGTTTCTTCTTTTTCGTCAAGACGTTCTGGGACGTCATCATCAAGGAAGAGCCGGTGTATAACTGGCACATCCCTTTCCTTTGTGATGAGTTGCAGAAGCTCTCCGTGTCTATCGTGAAGCGACAGCCAAAGCCCTACGACCTGATTATCAATATTCCCCCAGGCACCACGAAGAGTACCATTGTCACCGTGATGTGGCCTGTATGGCTGTGGACGCAAGACCCCTCTATCCGGATTATCACCAACTCCTATTCCTCTGCGCTCTCGATAGACCACGCCACAAAGTCGAAGGATATCATCGAGAGCGACAAGTTCCGCAAGCTGTTCCCCGAAATAGTAATACGTCGTGACAAGAGTGGCAAGCAGAACTATGAGAACACAGAGACCGGCTACCGCTATTCCACCTCCACGGGAGCGACCATTACCGGCTTTCATGCCCATGTAATCATTAATGACGACCCTGTGAACCCGAAACAGGCAGAGAGCGAGCAGATGCGTCAGACGGCCAACGAGCACACGAAGACGCTTTCATCCCGTAAGGTGGATAAGGCGAACACTCCCGTTGTTACGATCATGCAGCGTCTGCATGAGGACGATGTTACGGGTTACTTGTTGAAGAAGAAGGGAGAGAACATCCGGCATATCTGTTTGCCTGCGGAAGAATCGGAGAACGTGCTCCCATCTGAGTTGCGCCAATACTATGTCGATGGTCTGCTTGACCCCGTCCGTCTTTCCCGTTCGGTTCTCGATGAGGCCAGGACCGACTTAGGCAGCCGTGGATATGCCGGGCAGTATGACCAGCGTCCGGCGGCGGCAGGAGGCAACATCATCAAGGAAGGCTGGTTCCGACACATATCACTCTCGGAGTTCCGTGCTCTCCATTACCACGAGCCCATCCATTTTTTCCTTGACACGGCCTACAACAAAAAGCAGAAAGGCAGGGACAACGACCCCAGTGGTATTCTTGGAGCCTGCAAGATACGCAATAATATCTACATCACCTGCGCACAGAAGGTGTACAAGGAGTTCCCCGACCTCATTCGTTTCCTGCCTGACTTCATGGTTGCGAACGATGCCGACGAGGAGAGTACGCTGAGGATAGAGCCGAAGGCCAACGGCATCTCGGTATGTCAGCAGCTGCGGGAGACGAGTACGCTGAACGTGACCTTCACCCCGTCGCCCACAGACGCAAAGGACACCCGCCTTTACGCCGTGGCCCCTAAGATAGAGTGCGGGAGGGTGTATCTGGTTGACGGTGACTGGAACGAGGAGTTCATTGACGAGGTGTGCGGTTTCCCATCGAAGACCCACGACGAGTATGTGGACATCCTCGGCTACGCCATCAACTTCTTTACAGAGGACACCTTTGTCGTGCCGGAATACATTGATTCGCTCATAGCCATATAATAACTCAAACAAGATAGCATCATGTCGATATTCAACACCATCGCGAACCTGTTCAACGCCACGGTAGGGCGGAACCAGGAATTTGAGCAGCTCATCGTTGCCAAGGACATCGGCCGCGTCATCAGCCTGATGGACAACCACCATCAGGAAGCCGACGAGGCCCTGAAGGAGTATAATCCCAAGACCCATGTCATCATGGAGCGTAAGGACAAGATACTGAAAGACCTCACAGGCAAGAGGAAGGGAACGCTGGCACGCTGGAAGCTGCCCGTGGGCTATCCTATGTACATCAACGAGATGTCGCTGGTATTCATTTTCGGTCAGCCGGTGAAGTGGGTGCAGCTTAGTGACGACACCGATGACGGGTTCAAGGCATTCAGTGACCTGCTGACACGTATGCACATCAACTCGAAGATTCGTCAGTGCAAGCGTCTGGCAGGCAGCGAGACGGAGAGCGCAATGCTGTTCCGTGTTTTCCGCAACAACGAAGGCCAGGCCGACTGTCAGATACGCGTCCTCGCCCGTTCGAAGGGTGACGAGATTTACACCCGCTGGGATGTGTATGAGAACCTCATCACCTTTGCCTGGGGCCATTACTCGAAGGACATGACGGGAAAGACCACCTACCATGTGGATATCTTCACCGACAAGACCATCTATCACTGTCAGCGCGGATCGTTCGGATGGGAGGTTGAGGAAGAGGACAACCCGATAGGCAAGATACCCGTTATCTACTTCCGCCAGAAGAAAGAGTGGGAAGGAGTTGAAGACCTCATCAACCGTGAGGAGTACATTGCTTCGCGCAGGGCAGACACCAACGACTACTTCAGCGACCCCTATCTCGTGATCAAGGCCGCGCTGCTGAAGTCGATGCCAAACAAGGATGTGGAGAACAAGACGCTCGTGGCCAGCGACAACGTGGATGATGTGAGCAAGCTGGCCGGGTTCCTGACGTGGGACGGTCAGAACGAGAGCAAGAAAGACGAGATAGAGTGGCTGAAACACCATATCCTGACGAAGACCTTCACGCCCGATGTTGACTGGAGCCAGATGAAAGGCCTGTCGGCCATGTCGGGCAAGGCGCTGAAGCAGATGATGCTGCTTGCAGACATCAAGGCCACGAAGCACAAGGAGCTGTACGATGAGCTGCTTGACCGCATCGGGAGCTTAGTCATCAGCATCATGGCCAACGTGCTCTACATCAACCGCAGCGAGCTGAAGCTGGAGGAGCTGAAGGTACAGGCCACCTACCGTGAGCCCTTCGGAGAGGATGTTGCCGAAGTGATCAAGAACATCAACGACTCGATAGAAGGCGGCACGATGTCGGAGGAGAGCGGTATCGAGCAGAACCCGTTGGTGAAGGACAAGCAGCTGGAGAAAGCCCGTGTGAAGAGGCAGCACGATGAGGCGGCCCGTGAGCAGCGCGACCTCTTTGCAGGAACACAAGAGAAGGCCGACGTGTACGGAGATGTAGAATAAGCGATGAGTAAGAACGACAGCAAGAGAAAAGAGCGCAAGGCGGTCATCGAGAAATATCTTGGTGGCCTCTTTGCACGTACGGAGGGTTATGCCCGCAACGTGAGCAGGTATTACACCGCTGCCGTCGAAGCCTTGCTGGATCTTGCCGCCACGGCCGACATGAAGCCTGATGAAGTGTTCCATTTCAGTGACCACAGACGGATGTCCGTGAAGGCGACGAACATCCTGCGCGGACTGTATTCCGCCGTCTATCAGGAAATCAGGCGGGGCGTGAGAGCCGAGTGGGAATACGCCAACCTGTCTGCCGATGCCATGATTACGTCACTCTTCGGGAAAGGAGTGATGGAGGACAACCATTTTGCCCGTTGGTTTGCCCGCAACCAGGAAGCCATGGACTCGTTCTTCAGCCGGAAGGATGCTCACGGCGGTCTGAACCTCTCGCAGAAGGTATGGAAATACACGGGGCAGCTGAAGGAAGAGATGGAACTGGCGTTGAGTGCCAGTCTGGGTCAGGGTGACTCCGCCTCCACTGTGTCGCGCCATGTGCGTCAGTACCTTCGTGAGCCCGACCGACTGTTCCGTCGTGTTCGCGATGCCCAGGGGAACCTGAAGCTGAGCAAGCGA